CTCTACTGTGATGTCCGTGTGATGGCAAAAGTATTCGCTGTTGCTTGGTCCTGATGCGAATCCATAGCCTTTCTTCTTATTGAACCACTTCACTTGATACATTTTAATCTATTTATGGCGGGGCTTTATATTCTTATATTTATATATTTATATATATGTTTAATCCTTTCAAACGTAAAGAACAGTCTACAGAACCAAATAAACAAGGCCTTAGTAAGGAACAATGGATTAGTTTAAGTAAAAGTGATTATGATTATCAATTATCAAAATTATCAGATATCAACACTATCCCTTTTTATAAAACACTTTCTGATGAAAGAAAAAAAAAAGACGAAAGAGACAAACATATAGAAGATATTTTAAGTTTATTTAGAAATTATATTTTAGATGAAAATGTTGAACCTAAAAATATTATAGATAGACGAATCTTTGATACAGAAAATATTGAAAAAACAAAAGAATTTATTTCTTATTCTAATAGTTGTGATAATAATATTGGAAGATTTGAAGAACTGGTTTACTTATCAAAACTTAAAAGAGATACTGAAAGAGATATTAAAAGATATATTAACAATCAATTAATCACGGTTGATAGAGACTATAAAAATATTGATGAAAATATAAAAAAATTGATTGGCGATATAGAAAAATTTAGATTTCATATTTTAGAAAAAGGAAATAAACCTAGTGATATTGATATATATTCTTTAATAGGAAAAACCTTATTTTATTATGGATATTGTAATGATATAATTGGAGGGTTAATACAATTGGCTGAACTAGAAGATTATAAGCGTAATCATCATAGTAAAAATAATCCTAACGTAAATCGTAATAACACAACTCGTAGAAATAATGGTAACGGACCTCGTAGTAACGGACCTCGTAATAACACAACTCGTAACGGACCTCGTAATAGAACTCGTAGAGCAAACTTGTAAATTTAGAATTTTGTGCCAAGGATATTTTGAAACTTTACGCTCTTTCCAGTGTTTCTCCCTGTTAATTTTCTTAGCGTACTTCTTATATGTCTATTATGATTTCCATTTTTATAATACTTATTATATTGAGACTTAAAACTTTTCTTGAATGCATTATTTTTCCCTTTTAAAATATCTACAACTTTCATATTTAATGCATTTTTTCTTTCCTTTTCTTCTTTTTCTATTAGGTTAATAATATTTTTATTTGTTATATGTTGTCGTGAACCTTGTTTTAAAATACCCTTTTTAAAAGTTTTGGGCATTTTTCTTACAGAACCTTTAAATACTCTAGACATTATATAATAACTATATTTTTGTTCCATTTGCATTTCTCTTTGCAGTTTTGTTTCTGTTATTTTCGCGTTTAGATTTAACAGGAGTTGCGTGAGCTAATGGTGCTTTACTATTAAGAGGACTATTTATTTGTCTCCAAGACGCAGTTTTAAAACTATTTGGAATTAATTTACTTGCAACTGGAACTGTATTTACATTTGTCTCTGTTTCAATATCTCCATAAGGAATATTTGAAACATTTACAGTATTTACAATTACACTTCTAAGTTCAATAATTCTATCTATTAATTCATTATTAAGGTCATTTAATAATTCAATGATTGTACTGAATTCATCGCCCAATACTTTATTCACTCTTTTAATATATTTTTTTCTATAGGAGTATGATTTTCTTTTTACAGTGTTTCTATGATTATCTAAAAATTTTATTACAATCAAAAATATCCTATATATTCCTTGACGAAAATTATAAGACATAACATAATTTTTATAAATTTTGTTGTGCTGGTATTCATAGTCATCAACTATTTTTTGTGTAAAAAAATAAGGTCTTAATAATAATACCTTGTTCATATTTCTACATAAATGATTGTATAATATCTTGAATTTATTAATATTTATAATCAAATCTGAACTCATTATAATAATGATATATTTTATGAATTGTATGAATTTTATTTATGTCTAGAGACTACCCTTATTTGATACATTCAAACAAAGAAAACTTTTCTATGCTTTCTTCTATATTTTTTGTAATCGTTCTGCTCCTCTCGCGAAACCGTAACATTCTTCTTATTGTTCCACTTCACTTGATATATTTTTATTTATATTACTTGGATTTATATTCTTTACTAGAAACGTGTTCCAGGCCATATGGTTCTTCTGCTTACTTCATTATTATCGTTTAAATTTACTTCGTTTAAATTTACTTCGTTTAAATTTACTTCATTATTTCTTCTGTTTAAATTTACTTCGTTTAAATTTACTTCATTTAAATTTACTTCATTATTTCTTCTGTTTAAATTTACTTCGTTTAAATTTACTTCATTTAAATTTACTTCATTATTTCTTCTGCTTACTTCATTATTATCGTTTAAATTTACTTCGTTATTTCTTCTGCTTAGTTGATTGTTTCTTCTGCTTAGTTGATTGTTTCTTCTGTTTACTTGATTGTTTCTTCTGTTTACTTGATTGTTTCTTCTGTTTAAATTTACTTCATTATTTCTTCTGCTTAGTTGATTGTTTCTTCTGTTTAAATTTACTTCGTTTAAATTTACTTCGTTATTTCTTCTGCTTAGTTGATTGTTTCTTCTGTTTAAATTTACTTCACTGTTTCTTCTGCTTCTGTTTACTTGATTGTTTCTGTTTCTTCTTGTGCTTCTTGCATTTTTAACTCTATTTGTTCTTATGTTTTGATTCTCAACAAGTACAGCATTTGCAAGAGGGTGAGGATTCACATTTATTGCAAAAATCTCCCCGGCTAAGTATTCAGATGCATGAGGATATTTCTCTACATTATTTGACGAAGCAATTCCATCATATACTCCATAAACAATGGGTTCGTATTCACGCATGTAGCCAAATAAAATTTTTTCAAATTTAAGTGTTAATTCAATTATTAAAGATATTAAATCATTTTCACAACTCAAAATTTTACCATAAAAATCATCTTCAAAAGGTATATCTTCTATCAAAGATAAAGATACAATTAAAATATTCATAATTGATTTTATTACTTGTGTCATTTTTTCTGGGGTGTTACCCCAATTTCTTCTTATGAGGTTCGTATATTTTAATAAATCATAATTCGCTTTTTGCTTTATAGTTATGTAGTCTTTACCTTCAGAATTATTTACTTTGTAGTAAATATTATATAATAAGGTTGTATCTTTTAACCTAATCAATGTATATATATATGGTATACATAATTTCAAACTGTATTCATTATATCCCTTTTCGTACAGATATTTTTGCTTTATCAAGCTTTCCATTAATATAACACTATATTTTATATCAAGAAAATTGATTTGAAAAATACTTACCAATCTATTATAAAAAATGCTTTCCACTATCAACGAACACGTGCGAGACAAAGATATTACCTTCCAGGAGAATGGTCATATCTATACCATCAAAGGTAAAAACGGATATACGTCTTGTACGACGTGGGTGAAATCCTTCTTTGAGAAGTTTGACGCGAATAAGATTATTGATAAGATGATGGCGAAGTCTGATTGGTGTAATAGTAAATATTTTGGAATGACGAAATACGAAATTAAGGAACTATGGCGTAAAAATGGCGCGGAGGCAGCCTCATTCGGAACAGAAATGCACCGATGTATTGAAAATTATTACAATGGTTCTATGGACGACTCAGACGCGATTGAATGGTCTTATTTTACGAACTTTAAGAATGACCACGCGCATATGGAGCCGTTTCGGACAGAGATGATGGTCTATGACGAGGACATCAAAATTTGCGGTTCAGTTGATATGTTGTTTATAAACCCCGACGGAACTCTCAGCATTTATGACTGGAAGTTTTCAAAGGAGATTCAGTACAATTCCTTTTCAGGAAAAAAGGTTCCGATTGTTGATTTAGAAGATTGTAACGTGTCTCATTACTCGCTACAGTTAAACGTATATCGTATTATCCTAGAAAGAAAATACGGTTTTACAATAAGGGATATGAATTTGGTCTTTATGCATCACACCCTTTCTGATAATTATGTAAAGGTTGAGGTTCCCTTTATTGATATGGAACCGCTCATAAATCTTCGTCTTCGCTAAGCCATATAATTTCATTCTCCATCTTACCTTTTATAAACCCTAGTTCGTCTGTTACTATATTTTTATGTAAATAAAATATCTTATCCTTCAGAATAATCATTTCAGGTTCTTCCCTTTCTATTTTTACTGAATACACTGACATAAGTTTTTCATATTGTTGCATGTCCTTTATTTTTAGACTATTTACTTCATTTCGCAAATAGTCTAATTCTTTTTTTATTTCAATTAAATCCATATAAATAATACAGTATATAAACTCTATGAAGGTTAAACTAATTAGTTATACAAAATCTGCAGACCCAAGTGAGGATAAAAGTATACAGGATATTGTTTCTTATTGCGCGCGGGTGTCAAACCAGTCTAATCAAAACATGGTTGAGACAAATGAAAAACTTATTAAATATTTGATGAAACACGAGCATTGGTCTCCTTTTGAAATGGTAAACATTTGTCTTGAGATTGAAACAACGCGAGATATTGCGCGTCAGCTACTTAGACACAGGTCCTTTTCTTTTCAGGAATTTTCGCAACGTTATGCAGTTGCCAATTTAGGTTTTGAACAGAGAGAAGCAAGATTACAAGATTCAAAGAATAGGCAAAATAGCATTGAGGTTGAAGCTGATAATGAAATCCACGATGAATGGAAAACACAACAAGAAATGGTTTCTAAAATTGCAGAAACGGCATATCATTGGGCAATAGAAAAAGGGATTGCAAAGGAGCAAGCCAGGTCAGTGTTACCCGAGGGAATGACTGTTTCAAGACTCTATATGAACGGTACTCTTCGTTCGTGGATTCATTATATAAAGGTTCGTTCAGGAGTTGAGACACAAAAGGAACATAGAGATGTAGCGATTGCCTGTCTAAATGAAATATCCATTATATTCCCATTCATAAAGGAAATAATCGTTCATTAATAATGAATATATTTATGAATAATATGTTGATGATTTTTTTAATACGTGCGATTGAATATATATGTGGTAATCCTAAGGAAATTTACAAGGAAACTTATAAAGAAACTTATAAAGAAATAGGTTGCGATTATTTCTTTTATGATTTGGAAACACAAGAGTTTAATGCTATATAAATAAAAATAAAATGAATACATAAGCTGCGTAAATATGTATAGCCATATGAAAGATAATCCATTGATTGTTTCTATAAAAATCCAATACGTGTTCTATAATATAAAAGATAATAATAGTTATTGCAATGTTAGTACAGAAAACTCTATAAAATTCATCTTTATAAAAGGAATGAATGATATATAAAAGTCCTACCACTTTTACAATAATAAGGTCTACATTTTTAATTATATTATTATCAGGTCTTTTCCAATGGGTTACGGAACTTAAAAAGAGAATAAATATAATAACAGACGAAAAAAAAGAATCGTATAAAAAAATTAAAAATGCAGAGAGTAAAAATAAAAAACTTGTATAAAATAAATAATTTGTATAATCATAGGTTACATACATTTTATAGAATATAAAATATAAATATTATGAAATAAGACACATAAATATGTATAGCCAAATGAAAAATAACCCATTTATTACTATCACATACCCATAATATGTTTTCAATGATATTGTATATAAGACATACTAATAATGCACAATCAAATAAGACACGGTTAAATTCGCAAAATGTAAAACTACTTATTATAAAAAATATTACCAAAATTTTACACATTGTCATATCAAGAGTACGATGAATGTTGTATAGAGGATTTCTCCAAAAATTTATAGATGTAAAAAACAAACAAAATATAATAAAGGATGTTAAATAATCCTTATTGTAAAAGGTTATAATTGCTGCAATAAGGATTAAAAAACTGGAATATAAAAAATATTCCGATATTTCGCGTGGTATTGGATATTTCATTATTATTATAGTATGTTTTAAATTATAGGTTATAACATATTCTACAAGCAGGAACATACGCCGTTTCATCCAAGAGAAATTGTCCCTTGTGTTCCGTCACACGTTTTGAATGGATGGAATGTTGTCCACAAATACAAACACCTCTCAATTTTTCAATTGTATCGCAATAAGGAATTACATCTAATATTTGACCAAATGGTTTACGCAAATAGTCTCCGTCAAGTCCATAAATACGTATATCCTTGTCATTTTCATATTTTTCAACAAATTCAAGTAGGTCCGGGAAGAACTGTGCTTCATTGATAAATATATTATGTTCACTAAGTTCAGTTTCAAAGAGTCCATTTGATAAATAACTTAGGCGGGGCGTACGTATACACTCTTGTAAATGTCCCTTGTGATTTTTTACTAGACCCCTAATTGTCTCACCTTCGCAAAAGTCTATAATCAATCCTCCTAATTGATTATAGGTTTCAAAAAGTTTTGTTGTTTTGCCTGCGTACATAGGACCGATGATAAGTTGAATCATTTTTATAAAGTATTTGATACAATATTTTCGTCTTCAATTTTTACAATCGGTGGACTTGGCCATTCCGAATAAGCCAGCGCCTTCTGAGTAGGTCTTTCTAGTTCCAGCAAATTCTTTAGAGCCAAGTGTCTACGTTCCAAGGGCGTCATATCCCCTTTTATTTTCCGAGACAACTGCTTCCATCTCCATTCAAATTGCAGACAAGCCTGCCAATCTGGAAACCCTTCTACGTACCGGTCGCGTCGCCAACTTTTGCCTTGACTTACCTTTCGCCCCGTCGCAACCGCGCCGCCCTTGATTTCTTTGTTATGTTGTCTCAACCTTCGGTCCAAGTTTACTGTCGCTCCTACATAGGTTGAACCGTCACTACATACAAGCAAATAGACGTACATATAAAAATTGAATATATAATATATGTTAATCAAACTATAAAATGCAAGTTATAGACAATATATTTGTCTCAGCTGTAAAAGAACTTACAATCCTCTTCACCCTGTTTACTTGTATACTGTGTATGTTATATTTTATAATGTTTCTTAACTATCTATATAATTTGGCGAAGGAGTTTTTCACACCGTTTCATATTTAACTCTTTTCTGCGATTAAATATCCATTCCTAACATTATCTTTTTTTATAATTGTCCAAGAAGGGTCCGACTCAATTTCTTGAACGATTAATTTACATTTGTCAACGTTAATATCGTCTAACATTAATATCTTGCATCTATTTTTTAAAGCTTGAAATTCGTGATAGGTCGTAAATTCTCCGCCATCTAATAAAACCACATCAAATATCTCTGGAAGGTCGGGTCTATTCAAAAATAGGTTGCAACGCTTCATATTTATAAGGTCTACTTCATTCCATTGTTTATACGTCTTATTACTTAACGCCTGTGGGAATATTGTATAAAAATCTTCAGGTTCTTCATTCCATATTACCTCATTTAAGATGTGTATTTTTGAATTCCTATATAGTTTAGCAGCATCTTCGCATTTGTCTTTATTACATTCAAGACTGTAAAAGACATAATCATCTCTGCGTTCTAATCCTCTTGCAAACGCCCGAGTTGAACCTAAACCATTCCATGTTCCGACTTCTAAAAAGGTCTTGTTGTTTGAATCTGATGCATATTTTGTAATTTCTGCTGAAAATCCATCGTTACATATTTGACCCAAGTTATGAGAAGTTAATGATTTATAAGTATTTATATCATTTGCCTCCCACATTATAGGTAGATAATATATCTTTTAAAGTGAATAAACGCAAAATTGATTCGTTGAGTAATCTTTGGCTGGTTGTAAAAAATGGCATTCTTGTTTGACGACGTATCGCTTTCAACTTTGAAAACACTTACTGTAGAAGAGTTATTAATAAAAATAATTGAAATTATAGATATTCTTGATTTAAAACCTCTTCCAGAATACGGGAATGATATTTCATCAATGAAACGAGATATTTCTTTAATTAAAGATAAAATTAAAGGAGATTTGCAACATTTACAATTGTATTTATGTGAGAGTTATAGAAGAGATATCAATAATCATTCTTATCACTTATTTAAAATTATTAATGATTTCTTAGATTATAAATGTTTCTTTTGCAATGAAAAAAAGATAGAATATCATATAAATGATAATGGTCGTCTTTCAGATTCAATATGTTCTCCGTGTAATTCAAAGTATGTTGGAAAAAATATTAATTTAAGAGATATACATTGTCAATATTTATCATCTAAAATATTATGTGACGATGATTTAACAAGTAAACAAAGAATAATGTATGAACGACTTCGTGGAATAAAAAGTTATGGTAGTATTTTTAAAGATAAACTCCAAGAAATCCAAATAGTAAAAGAGACGATGATAAGAATAATGAAAACGCCGCTACTGACCAAAGAACTAGAGGATTGTATGGATGAAATCTTAGACCTTAACGGGAACAAGATTTCACAATTGAAGGATTACTTAACAGACGAACAATACAGGTTTATTAGAAGTGGTGCCAAGTTTGTTGAGTCAGAGGAACAACAAGATATGTTTAACCGAATGAATAAAATGCTTTACGAATTGAAAAGGTGTTCTATTGGACAGAGTATTTTAGAGCCTATCGCAAGACCTATTACACCCGAGATTAAGTATTTAAAAAGAGAATTAGAATCTCATAAAAAAAGTCAGAAGAATCACGAAAATGATTTAGAAAAACTTAAAACTAAACTATAATGTCCGTGATTCAATGTCCGAATTGTGGTATAACGATTGAAGTCTTGGAAGTCAATTGCCGAATTTTTAGATGCGGAGTAATAAAAACAACTATGGAACAGATACCACCGCATAGTTCAAAAGAGGATTGCGATAGATTTGTAAAAGAGGAACTAATATATGGATGTGGAAAACCTTTTTATTTTGATGGAACCAATACCACAACCTACGATTATCTTTAGATAATATATATGGCGACTAGAAAGAACGTAAAGAAAGTTAAGTCAAGACGTAGAAATCGTAAGACCAAGCAACGAGGCGGTTGCGGGAATGGTCAATGTATGACTGGCGGGTCAAATGCAAATCACGGTGTAAAGAATAACACTTTAAAAATGAACACCGTAAAGAGTAAATCACCTTAGATTGACGTGTTTATCCAATTCAATTAAATTAATATAATTGAAATCAACGTGGCTTTCCCAGAAAAATTTACAGAAATGACTTTCTATAGGGAAGTTCATACATTTTAATTGAGGAAAGAACTTCTCTCCATTTCTATCTTGAATTAAATGAAAATCTACATAAGGAAGTACATAAAGAAGTTGTGTGGTAGTTGATGGCGGGCCTCTGTTATTTATAGCCAATACTTCCTCGCAATTAAAGCACGGAATATGATTTAACAAAGAACCAAACAACGGTGCCAAATGAAAATCATAACAGATGTAATGGTCTTTACAAATCCCGTTATAATAAAAAAGAGTCCATTCTAACATTTGAATGTATTTTTTACAGATAGGTCCGTCTTCTTGTCCAAATAAAAAAGGATAATAATCACTATAGTTATCTATTAAATAATCTTCTTTTATTTCTCTCAGAGGAAGATTATTTAATTCATCTTCTTTGTTTTTGGAATATATTTTAAGACCCATTTTCCATTTGATATTTGTCTCTATTAATACCCTCTCTACTTTAGAAAGTTCGGTGAAAAGTTTCTTCACATTAGACCATAAAATATTCGTTCCATTTACCAAGTCATCATCTTTTAATACGGTCTTAAAGGTTTCCAACAGAAAGGGTATTCCTTCGTTTCTAATGTTAATAGAAGGAAAATGAGGTAAGAAATCGTTACCACATAAAAAGCATAAAAAACAGTAATTTTCTACAGACTTTTTAATATGGTTTGGCGAGTCATATAAACAGTTACTTATTTGTATAGCCATTTCATCTATACTAAACACATAATCATTCCTTTCATCTATTCCTTTTAAATACTTAAAATGCTTTGTCTCGCGATATAAATAAATAGAAGGACACAGATGAGCTTGCAAAAGACTCAACATAATAAGGTCCGCATCTAGTCCATAAATGATGGTATATGGCGTGGGGTTTTCTTTTAAGTAGGAGAATAATTTCTGTTCGCCCTCTCCTTTTTCATTGGGACCGCTATAGAGAACGTGAGACAACTTATCTTTAAGATAAAGGTCAAGTTCATTCATAAATTGGGTTCCAGGCGTAATGGCGTTTGTATTCCATCCATCCTTTTTCAAGACTGTTTTAATAAGATAGGACTTGTATCGGCGCTGTTTCTGCTGTTTCATTTTTGCAAGAGGAACCACGCCATCAAACGCAACAAACGTTTTTTGAGCCTTTACTAACGAGATAAGATTCATTATTTTTAAATAAACTGCTTCCTTGATATCTGTTTTGCCTTCGTGAATCACATCATAGATAAAGGAATTTGCATCAATCAAAAGTAAATTACACGGGGTTTGTTTAAGTTGCTTTATAATTTTAAAATGATTTTTCAATACATAAGAAAAATAACTTGGAATACCCATTCATATTATTATTGTTATTTTTTAATATACTTTTATTCTAATATTAATGGCTACCGTAGAAGCAAACGCAAGGATTTCCTATCCAAGTATGTTTACATTTCTTTCACTTATATCGCCCTATCTTCTTGTTTTAGTTTTATTACTAAATTCAATCATAAATTCAAACATAAAGGGATTAATCTATTTATTTGGAGTAATTATTTTATTTTTTGTCGTGTTTTTATTTCAATCTAGCATTAATGTATCAAGTGACGCCGACCCTGGACATTGTAAGTTGTTTTCATCGGCCATTCCTTATTACAGCATCCCCTCTTTCAACAGTGCTCTTTTTCTTTTTACTCTTGTCTATGTTCTTATACCGATGATTGCAAATAATGTCTTAAATTTACCCTTTATTTGCATCCTTCTTATTTTATTTGCAATAGACAGTGCGATACGAAATCAAAACAGATGTACTACCTTAATAGGTATATTCTTTGGTGGTATAATAGGTATTATTATTGCAATTTTGTGGTATTTAATTATAAATTCAAACGCGCCCAATCTTTTGTATTACGACGAATTAATATCAAATAAAGTTGCGTGTAGCAGACCAACACAACAAAAATTCAAATGCTCTGTCTATAAAAACGGACAGTTATTACAGTCTGTATAACCGCTGATTCTTTGAAAAAAATGTATTTACATCGTTTAATGTCTTTTTACGATGAAAACTATAAAGCATCATAGTCACATTTGTGTTATTCATATTATTATAAATATTCAAATAGTTTTGTATTACCAGGGTGAGTTCCATCTTGTCATACAAAATAATATGTTCTTCGTAAGTAAGAGTGTTGGGTTTTTTTAACATTTCATTTACCGACTTATGAAAATTAAACATAAAATGTCTCAGTCCATCTACTGTTGTAATAGAGTCAAATTTTAATCTAGATAAGTAGGTTATTGCGTGTGCGCTACACGCCGGACAAGGTAAATTAGAGGTTATATTTCGTATAAGTTTTTTTAAATCACTAATAGGAGCATCGTCATTTATTTTAAGTACCATAGAATGTAATAAATACCAAGTTGCGGGACCCCATACACTTTTAGACATAATAATATATAAAGACATAAATAAATATTTGGAAATGAATTTAACTATGGAAGTTTGTTTAATTAGCAAAGAGCCGATAGAACATAAAATAACACTTCCGTGTGACCATTCCTTTGAATATTATTATTTATATAACGAAATTATAGAACAAAAAAATAGACATTCAGATTATTTCAAATGTCCCTATTGTAGAAAAAAATATCATTCCACGATACCTTTTTATGAGATAGAAGAAATAAGACAAATCAATATGGTAAACTATCATAAAAATGTGCTGCCTATTTTGAAGTGTACTTGGAAAGAATGCATCATTCCAGGTCATAAATATAAATGCGGGGATTATTGTAAAAAACATTATTTATTAGCAAACAAAAAGAAGTGCGAACATCTATGTAAAAACGGTAAACAATGCAAGAATATAGCCATAGAAAATGAATCTACTTGTAATAAACATAAATAATATAAAACATATAAACCATAGTTTTTAATGGAAAAACAGCCTCTTGCAGAGAATATTAAAAAATGGCTTGAGTGTGATTCTAAAATTGCAAATTTGCAGAAAGAACTTAAACAATTAAAGAAAATTAAAAAAGATTGTACCGAAAGTCTAAAAGTTATTATGAAGGAACGTGAAATAGAATCTGTTAATGTAAACAATGTGGGTCAAATTCTTTATACAAAGAATGAAGTTAAAAAGAGTATTAATAAAAAATACTTAAACGACATTTTAAACCAATACTACAGCACAACGCCTCAGGCAGCAAAGGAGATTTGTGATTATATACTAGAGAACAGAGAGACACAAATAAGAGAGAATATAAGATTAAAAAAATAAATAAACATAATAATGGAATACAATCTTGATAATCCTGTAAATATAGATAGGCCTCAAAATATTATTATTTATGGGTTTGATACGATTATTCAGCCGTATATTTATTTCTTATTTTCAAAAAATAATAGAATTACCTTTGAAAAAACAAAGGATTATAATGAGTATAAAAAGGATTACAAATACAAGGGTTGTATCTTTTTTGAAAATGAAAATTATGTTATTTTTGAACACGTAGAATCAGAAGGAGATTTTTTACCGGCAGATGACAATCATTTATGGAAAATTCTTCCTTTTGAAATACTTTATAGTAAAAAGGTTTTGGACATTGATATTGACCAAAAGGTTGTAAACTTTTTTAAAAACTATACCGATTTATGTTATATAACAAGCGAGGGAACTAAATTAGAAATACCTGTAGTTGGATATGTAGGAATAGGAAAGGAAGATTTAAACGAACAAATCATATTACAAACAAAAAATAACATAGACGGTATCTTTAAAAGAGGTTATTATTTTCTAGACTATAAAGAGGCATTAAATGAAGCAAATTACGAAAGAGATAACGATGATTATCTTTTAAAATTAGAAAATATATCGGTCACTGATTCTCTTATAGACCTAACGATAACCATCAGAGAAGATAAGTTTTTTATAAACAATATCTTTATTGGTGATGTTCCAAAACATTGCAATCAAAAAGCAAAATATATTCTTTATTATTATGATAAAGAGGTTGTCTATTTAAAATCGGACAAACCAAACCACTGTGAATTAACTAACAAAAAAAGAGATGGTATTGTCATAAGATATGTAATGTTTTTACAACGTCATTGGATTGGTCCAAGGTCACGTAAAGAATATGATTCTTTTGCTTATAATTCTATTTATATGATAAAAAGCACAGAAAATTTTGCGTGTGTATCATATCATTTATATAAAAAATAATATAAATATACAATGGTATTTTCAGAATTATTATCAAATTCGTTTGTTAGATTAGTGATTGCTATATTTTTCTTTTTATTTATTTATAAAATAGTTTATGCAATAGGTGTATTTTTTGGTGTTGATTCCAACATTTTAAATATGTATTTTTTATGGTTAGCCATATTAATGTTTTTAATTACACTATTACCTACAGAGAGAAGTAAAATTAAATTAATATAAAATTGAATATAATATTAATTTTACATAATGTGTAACAATGGAAAAGAATATTATCGCGAAAATTAATAAAAATTCTACGGAATTAAAGAAAAATATGATTGAGTGGATTAAAAAAAATAATGTTAATATTTCAGATGATAGGGGGAGCGATAAAACGAATGAGTTTATAGAACATATTTCCGACTTTCCTACGATTCAATTGACAAAGGATGACTTTAAACGAAGGACCCGTATCAAGACTGTCATTCCCAATTACGAAAGGTGTTGCGCTTTAAAGTTAAATGGCGACCAATGCACCAGAAAAAATAAAGATAAACAGAACTTTTGCGGGACACATATCAAGGGTCTTCCTTACGGTAAAGTAAATGACGCGCCAACGAAAGATAATAATCAAGTAGAAATTCATCTTGAAGAAATTTGCGGAATTCATCAATACATAGATGATAATAACAATGTCTATTCAAGCGAAGATGTCTTGCAAAAGGCACAGTATCCGCGTATCATTTCAAAGTGGTCAAAAAATGAAAAAGGTGAATACGTTATTTTAAACAAGTCCTAAATAGAGATGATTCAATATCAACCTCTCAGTCTTTTTATTGTCGTCTAGAGAGTTAGAAGGAATGTCATTAAGGGCACAAAAGGCTGCAACTAAATCATACAACGGCGGCGTTTCTTCCAACTGAATCTTCAACATACCTTCGGGCACTGTATTCAAAGAACAAATATCATTTTTTTCATAAAGTAGAGTTCCATCCTTCTTTATGAAAACCAAGTTTGCAAAATATACCATGACAATAAGCGCATCTTCCAGAACCTTGTTGTCAGGATAGTTTACCATAAGTTTTTTAATATTTTCTGTAACAATGAGAGACTTTTCACTTATAAGCATGGTGTTAAAGATTTGAAAGGTATTTGCATGAATAAATAGTTCAGGTAACAATCCGAAATGTTTTTGTAGAATTTCTTGAATCTTTAACATATTTGTCCCGGGTCCTCCGCCAAGAATCGGACAATACAAACGATACAAAAGCCCTGGAACATTCATTATCCCTGCGGGACTGATAAGTTTTAGAATTGCATAGGACATATAGTCATTCTTGTATTCTGGGTCCAAAATATCTAGAATGCTATGGTGAAACTGAATATTTGTTGTATTTGTATTGTATCTGTTATAAAGAGGAATAGATTGTAAAAGACTATTGTATTGAATAGAAGGAAAATTAGTTGTTCCAATCTTGTCTCCTTGACAATATCCATTCTGCTTTCTAGTAATAATATCAGTTAGAGTATCGCGTATCTCGGGGTCGCATACGGGCGCGCAAATACAAATCTTATCGGACTCTTCTGCAAGTTCCCTTATAAACTCATCGTGAAAGACTATTTTTGAATTTTTAAAATACTCAAACGTTAAAAGAAATCTATCTCCAGGAATATAGACAACAATATTTTTATCAGGATTTTTTTCAAGATATTTCTCGTAGTATTTGAAAGCAGCGCGGTCATCCATGTCTCCGTCATTAAGACCAAAGAACCAAGGGTCGTGAAAGCAATACAGAGAAGCCATTTTAAAGTATCTTAACAAATAATCTATAATTCAATTTTTAAACCTTGACTTAAACTATTTATTATTTTTTTATAAGGTTTACCATTTTCTTTATTCAAATCCATCGTAAGACTATTAGACAAGGTAATGTATTCTTCAGATAACTTTTGGTCCTCATTAAACCTAGGATTTAAATTTATCCATTCCTTTAAAGATACAAGATGCTTGTAAGATATATTATCAATTGCACTTTTTATACGTACATATTCAGGGTCTTTATCCCATTTATCATTATCTTTTATATACAACGTAGAACGTTTCTTATCACTACAATGAATAGGTCTTTCATATAAACTTAATTGATTTAATGCTGTAATAAAGGTATGTGTTATATTTTTTATTAATCCGTGATTTTGACATTTACTGATATCTACATCCTGGATTGTATTAATGAAATCATTCATATTTATAGCATTCTTACATTTTTCATTCAAAAAGATTTGTATATTAAAATTATTATGAATATGGTTCCCTATGTGAGGAATCAATGCGGTAAGTTGCTCCTGTTGTCTCAGCAACTCATTCTTTAAAGACTGGTTATCTTTTAAAACTTCTATAAGTACTTTGTTCGTAATGGCCTGGACCTCA